AGCATGAGCAGCTTCTCTTGTTTGCGCTCGGCTACCTCAGTCGCAGTCATCTTGCCCACGTCGATCTGTAGCAGCATCAGGAACAGGTCATTGAAGAGCCCCTTCGCGATACTGGTGCGCAGATCGTTCAGCCGCATCAACGCTTCTTGCTGGCGAAACTCGACCTGGTAGAGTGGACGCAAAACGTTGTCCGGGTCATCGGTATACGTGATCCCCCCAGGAACCGTGTTGATGGCCGTTCGCTTCATGGTCCCGGGCGCCACCATGGGCGGCTCAAGGACCTTGTCCACGGCAATAGCGGTCCCCTTGGAGAGCTTCTGCAACTGCTTGCAGTCCCCGAGGATGTCATGGCCCGGACCCACTCCCCAAGTGTCCTGGCCAATCACATCCCAGCGCACCGCCAGCACGGGAAACTCGTTGAACCCGCGTACACCCAGAAGCTTATCAACCGTGCCATCCTCGAAATGGATTGACCGGATGGGGAACTTCAGCCCCACATCGAACCTGGAATCATTGCTCTCGATGATCTGGTAGACCGTGAATCCCTTGTCTGGAACGTCCTTGGCGGCCTGGCGCACGGCCTCGCTACACGCCTCATCGCCAAAGGTCGCGACCATCTGCTCAGCGGTCATCACGTAGCTGGAACAGAAGGTATCGACATGCCCCTCGGCATCGGACCCGATCCAGTATTCCCCAATGGTGTAGGGGCGACACCAAAGCAGACTGCGGAGGGATTCAAAGATCCCCATCGACCCGGTGGCGAACGTCAAAAGTTCCAGGTACAGGTGATGGAGCGTGTTGTACAGGTTCGATCGATTGAACACTGCCCGCATGCGCTCTTCTACATCCCAGAGCCAGACGCGCACATCGCGACGCTCGGAGAGGGCCACATCGGCGGCACCCAGAGTGAACCATGCTCGCGAGGGTGAGGTCAGGCCAGACTGCAGGCCGGCTGCAGCAATCTTGACTGCACGCAGCGGGGTGCCATCGTAAATGGCGAAGTCGCCGCGACTACCGTCGTTGCGCTCGAAGAGATCCGTTCCGCCCGAAAGCCCGCGCCCATGCTTCGGCAGCAGATGGTCGCGCAAGTCCGTCCACGTCGTGTGGTACGTCTCGCGATCAGAGCGCAGCTGTCCCAAGCGCTGCTGAATCTTGCGAATGACTTCACTCGGCTCGGTCACGTAGCCTTCCCCCGTCCGAGTTGGTTGATCAAGGGAACGCCAGCCAGGCCAAGCCCACCGGTCATGTTGGTGGAAGCGAGCCCGCCGGCTGCGGCTGCGGCCTTCCGCGCCCGGTCACGCGCAGAGTTCTGACTCTCATCCAGATCCTTCAGAGGCTCTGGCGGAGGCAATGGCTTGGGAGCGCTGGGTGGTTTGCTGCACATTCTGCGGTATCCCTGGCTGATCAGTAAATCGCGCACGGTCATCATTGAATGCCGTAGCGGTGACCAAAGCAGGGGAGAATGGGCAGAGAGGGAGGAAATCGAGGTGCAAGAATTTGCACCTGGGAGGGCAGGCTACAGCACTTGGTAGGCGCTGTTCGTCATGGCATGATCCTGGGAGAGTGCCCCCGGGCGCAGGCCATGGTCAGGCACGAGAGCCGGGAAGGTAGTCTTGAGATCCGGATCGCAGATGCGAGAGATCCCATCCAGGATGTCATCGTGGGTCGCGACCGGGAAGGCCTCATACTCATCGCGGAGGAAGTCCGCAATCAGATCGTGGGCCTGCTTCTCCCAATCCACGTACAACAGCCTTCGAGGCAGCCAGAATCGATGTTGCTCGAACAGTGGCACCAGTCGCTTGATGCGGTCCGGCTTGGGCATTTGCCCACCCAAGGGGATGATGGGAAACCGGTAGTTGTACTGATCCTGGAGGTAGCGGACAAATTCAATATCTGCCTGGAGCCCATACTTCTCGTACCCCACTCGGATCACGTTGGGGAACTTCTGGACCATAGTGAAGAGGGCCCTGCCCCTCTCGGTCAGGTTGAGCCGGTCCCGCACCAGGTCGAGCAGATAGTAGTTCTGATCCGGTGCCAGCCCAATGGCCGAGATGGTGGTGTAGTCGCTGAGCTTCTTCTTTTCAGAGGCCGGATCGACCGTGATGTAGATGTTCATCGCCCCGGTCTTGACGTTGCCATCGTAGAACTCCAGCCAATCCCGGTCGAACCCCTGGGCAGTGTCCAGGAACGGATTCAAGAGCATCTGGCAGGCGTAGACATAAGGCCCCATCTCGGCACGCTTTGACCGGAGCTCCTTGTCGGAGAGGAATACCGCCTTGCCCTCCATGGTTGCGTCGTCGGTCGCTGCATAGATGCGTGGGCTCGCGGCTCCTCGGTCCATCATCGTCCGGTAGGTGTCGGCCGCATGATACCTGGTGCCAATGTAGCGAATGCGCACCGGCCGGCTGGCCAGGTTGAGACTGGTAGCCCACGCGTCCGTGGTCTTCATGATCATCTCGGTCGATGTCACCGACTCGAGAGTTACCACGTCATCGTACACCATCAGCGTGTAGTGCATGCCCGTAGGCTGCCCATCGACCAGGCCGTGCGCTTCTACGGTCTGCTCTTTGGGGTTGCCCTTGCGCTTAACTGTGATCCCGCCGTCCAGGGACCACTTCGGCGCCTCGCGCTTAGGATTCGCATACAGGATCTCGGGAAACAGAGCCTTGAGAAATTCGTTGTCCTCAAACTCGCTCTTGATCTGTGACAGGAAGGACTTGGCGATGGGGCGCGTGTGACTGAAGATCCCGACGGTCACCTCCGGGTCACGCAAGATTTCCTGGACCGTCCCCCCGAACGTGATGATCGAGCTCTTGCCATGTGCCCTGGCCCAGAGATCCAGGTGCCCGTCGGGGTCCGCCTCGAACTCCCGCACCCGGGTATAGATCCAGGGATGAATGAGGTCACGACGACGACAGGCGACAGTGAGCAGATAGAACAGATCGTGCCGGCAGAGCACCCGCATGTGCTCGTGGTTGCGGTCCCTGGCCACGGCCTCGTAATAGACCAGGGCTTGAGGGAGACTCATAGCCGCGAACGGTGTCACGCCTCAGGCTCCTCGACCTCCCCAAGGCCCTCCCAGGTCGTGATCAGAACTTGCACCTGTTGGGCCATCTCATCCAGGAGCTCATCGTCCAGCTTCACCGTGTGCTTGAGCTCCCCCTCGACCTGGTGAACGACCTTGTCCGGGGCAGTCAGGCCCATGGACTTCTCAATGTCACGAAGCGCATTCAGACGCACGGCCGGATCGACTTTGTTCCCCTCTGCGTCAGTCTCATCAAGGATGTACATCCGTTCCTGCAGGATGCGGGTCCGGTCAGCCCCAAGCTCAAAGATCGCTTCCTCTCGCAGCTGGTCAACGCGCGCACGCACGCCATTGCCATCCTTTAGCAGACGACAAGCGAGGGCCGCGGCCGTTCCCCTGGTCTTTGGGGCATATCCAGCCTGCAGGTAGGCCTGGGTCGCATTACCCCAGCACTTGCCGGCATAATGCTGACAGAATGCCTCATGCCTGGCATTCTTGAGCCGCCTAGTTCCGCCAGTTTTTACCAATGAGTCCATCATTCATAGCCCGCACGGTGACTGCTGATAGTAGTGACTCGACCATCTCTGGATGCGTGGACTTGTACCCCTTGAGCCACTTCATGACCGCCCACTTGGTCACGCCCAGACGCCTCCCCACTTTGCTGTAGCTCGTTCCCCCAGCGAGTAACAAGACGGCCATCAGGAGCCGCGGATCATCATCCGCCATGCCGCGAAAGATGCTGACCACCTCAGAGACCGCCTGTTGGCACTCCTCTTGCATTCGCTCCGCTAGATATGGGCATTCGCGGCCCGAACAAAACTCTCCCGAGCCAGGTGTCATGCTGCCCCCTTCGATAATTGGGTGTGCATTTTTTGACCCCTTGCTGACATAGAATGTCAATGCATCACTCTACAGGGTGATTCATTACACCGCAATGAGTTCCCCAACACAACAAAGCCCCTGGCCATCACTCCACCGCCTTTCTGCCAGCATCGTACTCCGCTGTCTCATCCGGCGGGCATTCGGGGTCCTGGTTGTCGACAGGGTAGGGCTTACGCTTGGGCGGACCTGCCGGCGCAGGCTGCTCGAACGTCTCATCCTCAGGGTCGTAGCCACAACCACAACGGACCTTCATGGATGCCGGCTCATACCGGTACGGCCCTGGTTTCGCCTCTTTCATAGGCATCTCCTCGAGGATCGGGCTCGGCCGCATGGCCTGCTCTTGCATCCTGCCCTCCTCCCGGGCATGAGAGATCACCTTGTAGAGTTCCTTGGCTGTCATCACGACATGGTTCTCGCGCATGCTGGCCGGCATCGGCTCAGGCATCTTTACCCGCAGCACCTGTGGCGTGTCCTTGTACTCTCCCCGGTCCAGGCACTCGATCATAGCGATGGCGACAGCAGCAACATGCGTCATCTCCACCCGGTACTGTGCCATGTCGCCTTCCAGGATGGCCTTGTTTGCCTCGCCGACCTCTTCCGCGAGTATTGTCATGTACCACTCGGGTCGATGGTTCTGGACGCCCCACAGATAGTCTTGGCGGGTGCGCTCGTAGGCAACCTCCAGATATACCTCAATCGGCTGCCCCATGATCATTGACGGGGCCCTGGCTTCACCCCTGATCTCGTAGATCATTGACGTGAGCCGTGACACTCGCGTCTCATTGGTTAGGGCATCTGCCCACTCGCGGGTTGTCTTGTTTGCCATAGTCACTGCCCATCCTTTCGTGCCAGCGGCTCAGATTGTGCCTCCCAGTTGTGGTGGCTATCATCGCACGTCGAGCACTGAGGGGGTATTCTTGGATTGTCCACGTCCCAGTGT